CGCCATCGCTAGCGTTTCTTCCTCTTCCTTAGAGCGGGCTACGACCACGAGGTTTTCACCAAATTTGCTCTCGGAGTCGTACGTCGTTTCTCCGGCAGCCTTGGCCCGTGCGCTTGCCAATGCCAGACCAAAACGATACTGGAGGTACGGATCTTGATTTTTTAGACCAGGCATAACGAACGTTGCTGGCAATGCGTGAGTTACTCCCTGAGAGAGTGAGCCCGTGTTTTCTTTGATAAATTCTTTAGCCCTCATTCTCTGCTCCTGGCAATAGTTTTGAGATACGCGGCTTGAATAATTGCTGATCTCCCTTCGTTGTTTTGAGTACTGGATGGTTGTTCTTGTCAGTCTTAAATCCAGTAACGTCAGCTTTGCGATTCTTAAATTTTCCCACCTTTACTTCGTCGCCCACGTTAATTTCTGGCGGCTGGTAAGATTCTGCTTCTGTGAATTCTCTGGCTCGCATTAGCCAACTACCCAGGTTAGCGGCGTAGCTGAGTCAACATAGTTGCCTAAATCTATCATCAAAGCATCTAGCTCTGTCTTAGCTTCAGTTTTTAGCTCTGTTCCGTTCATTGAAGATCCGCCCTGTGGGCCGGCAACTGTTGGGAATTTTTGCCTAGCTTCGCCTAGCATGTGTTTGGCTGTGCTGTACGCATAGTCTTGAATCCACGGGAAAGCCCTAGCATCATTGAGGATGACTTGATCTGGCTTGTAGTTTGTAACTTGAAGCAACACTGATTCAGAATCGCTAGTTATTTTGCGGGTTATAACTAATTTTTTTGTTGACGGGTCAAACGTATAAGTGATGTAGCCACCAAACATCTTCATTGTCAGCTTTTGATAATCTACAAACAACTCATAACTTGCTAATCCACCAACTCGGCCAGCAACTAGCATGTAGGTGTTTAGGAACCCAGAACTGAATGGTTCGAACTGTGAAGAATTTGACAATCCGCCGAGACCACGGCGGTGGATTGCTTTGACTGACATAATTTCTTTTGGCAGGATATATTCTTGAGTGTCCTTGACTAAGTCGAGGAAGCAATAGGACTCTTGTTCGGCACGTTCCGAGCGGGCACGATATCGGATAAGCGCCTGCTTGATTGCCATATTGTAATGCTCGCGGTCAAGTTCAACGTCAACCATCTGATCACCTAGCCTAAGGCGGATATAGTCGATTATGTCTGTATGCGTTTGCGACAACGACGGTAGGTCTGGTGTATCTGCCATATTCTTTGGATCCTTTTAACTATTTATGCCGTTTTAGAAGATCTGACAGACAAAAAGATACGGGCCTAAGCCCGTATCTTTTACTAGCCTTGAATTACTGCACTTTCAGTAGAATTTGATTTGCGTTCAGTCGTCCCGTTAGCTTAACTTCAACCGACTTAATGCCCTTCATAAACGTGCGGAGAGCAATCTTGCCAGAGTTCATCAATTCTTTCAGCTGGGCTGCTGGCTTACGCAGGGTCTTTGCTGTTGAATTCGTAGTATCAAACCCCAGGAGAGTCGTGCCCTTAACGCCTAGAGTACCTGCGGTCGAATCCGCCACGTAGCAGCCAAGTTTTCGAGTCTTTGTGTCAAACACCCAAAGCGTCGTGGCGCCAACTACGGCAGTTGGTGGAATGCTAACCAACTTAAGTTCTTTGCTCTCTTTCAGAAACTTCATCTTTGCAACCAACTTGTCCTTAGACTGCGGTTTCTTGACTCGGGCTTTCTTCGTCGCTTTCTTAACTGCGGTATAGCTATCAAGATCAGCGAAAAGCGTCACGTAGAATTCATTGAGCCGCTTGATGGTCGCTTTGGCAACGTGTGAGTAGCCTTCTTTCAGTTGCTCATCCTTGCCAGCTTTAAGTGCGGCAAGTTCATCGACTTGCTTTTGGAAGACTGTACGAATTTTGCCAACTTGCGCCTGCGCAATGTTTTTCGTTGTTAGGAACTCGTACACTTTCATCGTCACTGGCTTGTTGGTAAACACGTTGTCTACCTGAAATTCAATTTCGCCGATTGCTTCTCGTGTCTTTTCGTTGAGCCGATCCTGAATCGTTGGAATATACGGACCTGGCTTGCCCTTTTTGTCCGTTGCAGGCGTTGCCGCCTTTACGGCTGCTTGGGTGTCTTTGTCGTTGATTGCCGCCAGGACCTTTGCTTTGATGTATTCGACCTGGCGCGGCCGCTGCGGCATTCCTTTATTGAAGGCCTTAATAATTGCGCCAACTGTAGACGGGGTTAGGTCGTGTGACGAAATTGCATACGCTGCGAGCTGCTTGGGCGTGAGCTTCGTGTTTTTGGCTACCCATTGGGCCACGATCGGTTTGAGATCTCGCGCATTGTAGAAATAGTTGTAATAGTTCAGGCTCGTGCGCAGGTGATTATCAAAATCTTTGTCTGAGAATTTTGCGGCACGGTCTGTGTCCCACACTGGTTCGTGCCCAATATGAACTTCGTCTCCAAATTTCGGATCTTTCTTGGCTTTTTGTTTTGGGAGTTTAATGCCTTTGATAGCCATAGTGATGACTTTCCTTTAGTGTGATATTTATATTATACGCTAGTTTGAGAGCAAAAGCAAGGTGGCCCATTGCTCAATTGAATTGATTTCGGCATTGATTAATGCGAGCTGCTCGTTTACTCTGCGCAGGCTCTGATTTGCAGATCGCCGCGCCTCGAGTTCGAGCTTGCTTAATTTTGTGATCATGTTGCTTATGTTATGCACTAACCGAAACGCATCCGACCGGTGTTCGTGCTTTTTGAAGAGCAAAATGCGGTTATGAAGCGCATGTTCGACTTGGTACCACTCCAAACTTGATTTAATCTCCATACTGTATTATGCACTATTCGGTAAGGAAAGTCAAGGACTGATTTCGCCTTCGAAATCAATGAGTTACGCCGTAATGATAAATACTTGAAGTAAAGGAGCATCATACCGTGCCACGTATCAGCAATTGGAGGCCCAATAAGGGAAATGACTACCAGTGGATTGACCGCCAGTGCGCTGAAATGTTCGTGCGTGGTGGCACTGAAGTAAATCTTCACAAATATTTGGGCCCAATGCCCACGACAGTTACTGGAGATGCTACGCAACCAGTCTACACCAACCAAAGCGTAACAAATATTCAAGACATTCTATTCCTTGAAAATAGAGACCGTAAGTATGATCCTGACATCTACGTGATGCGTGGCGTGTATCAACGGTCGGATAACGATTTTGATCTCTCACAATTTGGACTTTTTCTTCAGTCTGGCACCATTATGATGACGTTCCATTACAACGACATGATCAAAGAGATCGGGCGCAAGATTATGGACGGCGACGTCTTTGAATTAGTTCACTTGAAGGACTATGATTCACTAAACGATTTGCCAGCTGCACTAAAACGATATTACGTTGCGGGAGATTGCTCCTGGGCAACAGAAGGATTTAGCCAATTATGGTATCCGCACTTGTGGCGCGTTAAGTTAAACCCACTAGTAGATAGTCAAGAGTACAAAGATATCCTTAACACTATTACAGTGGACAACTCGGCCGGGCCCGGTGGCACTAGCACTGGATCAACTCCATTGGTTGACATTATGAGTACATATGATCGTTACGTTAGCATCAATGAGGCAGTAATTACACAAGCAGAAACTGATGTTCCTAAGAGTGGATACGATGTTAGTCATATCTTCTCGCTTGGCGCAGATAAAGACGGCGACACTGTTAGGACTCCGTTTGTTGCATCGGATATTGATCCACTTAACGGAAACCTCACTGCCGATACTGGCACATTTTCTCCTGTTGCTTCACAAAATCCCACTGGATGGTTAACTGGTGACGGGCTCGCGCCAAATGGGTTGCCAGTAACAGCTGGTGTTACTTTTCCAACATCACCACTACAAGGAGACTATCATTTGCGTTTAGATTACATGCCGAATCGCCTTTTCCGTTACGACGGACGCAAGTGGACTAGGATAGAAGACAACGTGCGCACCAACCTTACGGCTGGCGATGCTAACAACAAGACATTACGCAATAGCTTCACTAACAACCCGACTACGCATACGCTTACCAATGGCGACACCATACCAGAGAAGCAACCGTTGTCGCATGTCTTGCGACCTAAGGCTGATTACTAAGGAATAACATGGCTACTCCCAATTCATTTTTCTACGACGGTCAGATACGACGCTTCCTAACGCAATTTATTCGCATTATGAGCAGGTTCCAGGTTGAATTTGGTCAAGATCGTGATGGCAATGTAACACTACAACAAGTGCCCGTTATTTATGGCGATTCATCACGACAGGCTGCGGCTATTTTAGCCGGGAACTCAGAAAATACTACTCCTACTGTCCCGGCTATTGCTGTTTACATTTCTGGGTTCGATTATGATCGAGCTCGCGTCCAAGAACCATATCATGTTAGCAAACTAAACATTAGGAATCGCGAA